TTTTGAACTTGATGTTGCAGAGTATGTCGAAGAGGCATTTGAACGCTGCGGTCTTGAAGTTCGGACGGGTTACGATTTAAAATCCGCAAAGCGGTCTTTAAACCTTTTGCTGGCAGACTGGGCTAATCGGGGTCTGAATCAATGGACTATTAAACAGCGTACTCTTCCGATGGTCACTGGAACAGGCGAATATGCTGTGGGCGCGGACGTTATTGATATTTTATCGGTAGTGGTTCAACGCGACGGCACGGATTTCTCTTTGTTACGGTTGAGCCGGGATGGCTTTTTAACGATACCCAATAAAACGACACAAGGTCGTGTTAATCAATTTTTCTTAGATAGACAAGTTACACCTCAGTTAAAGCTTTGGCCTGTTCCGGACAATAGCACCGATGTTGTCTATTACGACGCTTTAACGCGCATGGACGACGCGGACATATACACGAACACAATGGACATGCCCTTCAGGTTTTATCCATGTTTAGCGGCAGGTTTAGCCTATTATATTGCCTTAAAAAGGGCTCCCAATCGCGTTCAGGTCCTAAAAGGACTCTATGAGGAGGAGTTTGAAAGAGCTGCTACTGAAGATAGAGACCGCGCATCCTTTAATGTTGCACCTCAGTTCAACTATTATGGGAGGGGCTGATGGCCAAGTTTGCTTCTGGAAAGGAATCGTGGGCTATCTCCGACAGATCGGGATTTCGCTATCCCTATCGCTTAATGAAGCGAGAATGGAATGGCCTGTTGGTTGGTCCAGATGAGTTTGAACCCAAACAGCCTCAGTTAGGACCTTTCCGTAAGGTAAATGATCCTCAAGCACTCCAAAATGCGCGACCTGATAGGGTTGAGCCTTTGGATGTTTACGTTGGATTGCCTTTAGTAATTGCACCAAATTTAAGACCGGTACAAGGTTTTGGCCAAACTGGATCAGTGACGGTAACAACATGAGTTTTACTTACGCACAGCTTAAACAAGTTATTCAGGACTACACCGAGAATAACGAAACGTCTTTCGTCAATAATTTGCCTATTTTTATTACGCAGGCAGAGGAAAGAATCCTTAAGAACGTCCAATTAAGCCTGTTCCGAAAGAACGTTAACGGCGCAATGACCGCTAGTAACCGGTTTTTGGCGGCCCCCAGTGACTTTTTAGCGCCTTTTTCGCTATCTTTTGTGGATGGAAACAGCGACCACGTGTTTTTACAGTTTAAAGACCCGGATTTCGTTCAAACTTTTAACCCAAAAGCTGCCACTACGGGTGATCCACGGTTTTATGCGGTATTTGACGTAGATAACTTTATACTAGGCCCTACCCCTGATGGCGCGTATACTGTAGAGCTTCATTATTTCTACCGTCCGGCTAGTTTGACGGCTGGTGCCGAATCTGCGACAACATGGCTTAGTACAAACGCTGAGATAGCCTTATTATATGGTTGTTTGGTAGAAGCGTACATATACATGAAGGGTGAAGCCGATATGATGGCCATTTACGAGAAACGGTTTGTCGAAGCGCTTACTGGAATGAAGATGTTAGGTGAGGCTAAAGAAGTAACGGACGAATACCGTACTGGCCAAGTAATCAGGCCTAAACAATGAGTGCCGTCGCCTTAGAACTAACCGTCCCTGTCTTCAAGGTGAATGTACACACCACTAGCGGACGAGGTTTTACCCCGCAGGAAATTGCGGAGAGATGCGCTAATTCAATTATTGCCATTTCGGACGACGCTAACCCTGCCATTAGGGCGCAAGCCCATGCTTTTCGTGGGCAACTACTAAAAACCCTAGAATTTTACATGCGTGAAGCTATTAAGTCTGATAGGACGACGGTGCATAACGCTTTAACTGACGCAGGCCATACCGAGCTTGCTAACTATATAAGGAGAATGTGACCATGTCTTTTTCAGGAAACTTCATGTGTACCAGTTTTAAGAAAGAACTGATGTATGGTGCCCACGACTTCGACGCTTCCACCGGCGATACATTTAAGATCGCTCTCTATACTAACTCGGCGACGATGACTGCGGCGACAACGGCGTATTCAGCGAGCAACGAAACTAGCGGAACAGGTTATGTGGCGGGCGGCGAGGTATTAACTGCGGTAGACCCGACATCTTCTGGAACTACCGCTTTAACTGATTTCACTGATGCAACGTGGTCAACGGCTACGATTACGGCTCGTGGGGCGTTGATTTATAATACTACGCCTAACACAACCTCAATCGCTCTCACCAACCCTGCTGTAATAGTGTTGGATTTCGGTGGAGATAAGACTTCAACGGCGGGTGATTTTACCGTAGTTTTTCCAGCGGCTGATGCCAGTAATGCGATTATTCGGATAGCCTAATGGCTAATGTAACCGTCTCCTTCAAAGGTTGGAATTCTTCCAGTCAAAGTTGGGGCGGTGGGCCATGGGGCCAAGATGAAGGACTTCCTGCATCAACCGGAACTATAGGCACAGTAAGTGTTGTTGCTGCGGCTAATGTTCCGGCTACGGGACTACAAGCCGCAGGCAGCGTTGGATCGGTCACGATTAGTGCAGATGCAAACGCCGTTGTTACAGGTGTTGCTGTTACAGGTGCCGTGGGTTCCGTCACGATTAGTGCAGATGCAAACGCCATTGTTACAGGTGTTGCGGCTACAGGTGCCGTGGGTTCCGTCACGATTAGTGCAGATGCAAACGCCATTGTTACAGGTGTTGCGGCTACAGGTGCTATTGGTTCCGTCACGATTAGTGCAGATGCAAACGCCATTGTTACAGGTGTTGCGGCTACAGGTGCTATTGGTTCTGTTACAGTGGTGGCCGAGGCAAACACCGTTGTTAGTGGTGTTTCGGGAACAGGGCAAGTGGGTAGTGTTACGGTTGAATCCGACGCTATCGTTAGTGTAACAGGAGTCTATGCAACAGGTGTTGTGGGGCAAGTGCTGGTTTATGGGCGTATTGTGCCGGATCAAGATCCGAACTATACTGAGATAATACCTAGTCAGTCGCCAACATGGTCGGACGAAGTGCCGAGCCAAAGTGCAAATTGGACACAAATAGCAGCGTGAGGAATTAGAAATGCCTAGTACATATACCGTCAATCTTGGTATTGAACAACCAGCAACCGGTGAGCAGTCGGGAACGTGGGGAGATACGATCAATGACAACTCTACTATCCTAGACGAGGCCATTAACGGCGTCGTTACGATAACCCTTGCCGCTGCAGGCTCTTTCGGCTCACCTAATCAAATCGCGATTACTAATGGTGCCTCTTCTGCGGGTCGTAATAAATGGATTGAATTTGCCGATGACGGCGATTTAGGGGCAGCGGCTTATGTTGAGCTAATTCCAAACGACGCGGAGAAAATATGCTTTATTCGCAATAGTCTCGCGGGTAGTCGATCAGTTTTCATTTTCCAAGGAACGTATGACGCGGCCCGCGACCTTGAGATTGCTGCGGGCACTGATGTGCTGGTTAAATTCAGCGGTGGTGGAAGTACGGCTACTGTCATTAACGTTTACGCCAACTTAAAGGTTGACGGAATAGTGGCTACTACGGCAGACATCAATGGTGGCACGATGGATTCGACCACGATTGGTGGATCTACCGCTGCGGCGGTTACTGGTACAACAATTGTTGCTAACACTAGCCTTAACATTGCCGCCGATGGCGCGACGGTTACCGGCATCAAAGACGAAGACAACATGGCGTCTAACAGCGCCACCAAACTGGCCACTCAGCAGTCTATTAAGGCGTATGTTGACGCACAGGTAGCCACGGTCGATACGCTTTCGAAAGTCCTTGCTATTGGCAACACTTCTGGCAGCACGGATATCGACATGGATAATGCACAGAAGGTGCAATTCCGTGATGCCGCCATATACATTAACTCCAGCGTAGACGGCCAGCTAGATATTGTGGCAGATACTGAAATACAAATTGCAGCCACTACTATAGACATTAATGGGGCGGTCGCGCTTAATAGCGCATTAACCACCACCTCTACTATAGATGGTCGGGACGTAGCCGCAGATGGTGTGACAGCAGATGCAGCACTACCAAAATCTGGCGGCACTATGACAGGTGCTATTACAACGGCAGGAATATCATCGGTCACAGCAGGAACAGGCAATTTTGTGGCAGGCGCTGGCGCTGGCGACTCAATCGTTGCAGGTGGTAATAATAACACGCTGATTGGAAATGGTGCAGGAACTGCGATTACCACTGGATATAGCAACACAGCTAGTGGACAAGGCGCACTTTATAGCAACACGACAGGCGCTAATAACACAGCAAGTGGGTTTCGGGCGCTCTATACCAACACTACAGGTAGTACCAACACAGCTAGTGGGTTACAAGCACTCTATAGCAACACCACTGGTAGTGGAAACACAGCTAGTGGAAAAAGCGCACTCTATAGCAACACCACGGGCGCTAATAACACGGCTAGTGGACAAAGCGCACTTCAAACCAACACTACTGGTACTAGCAACACGGCTAGTGGAGTTAACGCACTTTATAACAACACCACGGGCGCTAATAACACGGCTAGTGGGCAAAGCGCACTTTATAGCAACACGACTGGATATAATAACACGGCTAGTGGCCACACATCCCTTTATAACAACACCACGGGTCATAGCAACACGGCTAGTGGACAAGGCGCACTTTATAGCAACACGACAGGTCATAGCAACACAGCTAGTGGACTTAACGCGCTCTATAGCAACACGACAGGTCATAGCAACACAGCTAGTGGAAAAAGCTCGCTTTATAACAACACCACTGGTAGCGGAAACACAGCTAGTGGACTTAACGCACTCACGAGCAACACCACGGGTAGCGGAAACACAGCAATCAATCCGCTTAATTCAGCAGGCTCTAACGCACCAGTCTTCAACCCAACAACCGAAAATAACCGTTTTTGCATGGGTTCAACGGGTGTCACCAATGCCTACATTCAAGTGGCATGGACAGTTGTTTCAGATGCGAGGGACAAGATTAACTTCGCGCCTGTTCCCCACGGCCTTGAGTTTGTCAAAGCGTTGCAGCCCACGGCGTATCAGTTCCGCACTGCGCGGAACTCTGAAGAAACCAATGGCGGTGTGCGCTATGGCTTCAAAGCTCAAGACGTATTGGCGCTTGAGGGTGATAGCCCAGTCATTGTAGACAATGAAGACGAAGACAAACTTCGCATGGTGGATACAGCATTAATCCCAGTGCTTGTCAAAGCGTTACAAGAACTATCAACCAAAAACGATGCGCTTGAAGCGCGTTTAACCGCACTAGAAGGTAAATAAAATGAACGAAAAAAGAACTGAAGTAGAATTACTAAAAGACTTTACAGCAATGGGTCACTCAATAGCACTCATCAACGATGTTATTGCAGGAGTAAGAATGGTCGATGAGACCGCTGAAGAAAGACAATCATGTGTAGATAGAAATGTCGAGCATCTTGTCTTAATGAAAGCAAAAGACGATTGGGGCAACGAAAGTATGGTAGACGCAGATAGCGCTATCACTACAGGCAACGGTTACACAGCTGGTTAATAACAGATGGAGCATCCTAAGTGAGCGATACCGCCAAACGTAACTTATTTAACGAGTTGAAAGAATCTTTTAAAGCACTTACCGAGAGGAAACTAAAAGGAACACATGGAACTTATAAACTGCATAACAGCTAACTGGTATATAAGTTGTGACGTAGATAGTGGTGAGCCAGTGCCTACTAATATTACAGACGCTAGATCAGCGGCGAGAGTCGCAATAATCACAGGTGACACATAATGAGTAAAGCAAGAAAGTTAGCAAATAGTACCGAATCTGTTGTTAGAAGCACAACTCTAAATCAAACAGCGGTAACTCAAGGTGAGTCCACGCAATCAGGTTTTAGTGCTGCCATATACACTGGTGATGGGTCAAGTAGTCATGCGATCAACACTGGCCTTGATATGGACACTGGTGACTTTGGTGGGCTTGTTTGGATTAAGAATCGCGATGGTACTAATAGTCACAGAATAATGGATACAGTTAGAGGAAATCTACAGTATTTAGTTAGTGATAAAACTAATAGTGAAATAACTAACGCAACAACCACGCTAGAATCTTTTGATAATGATGGCTTTACTGTAGGAACGTCTGGTTCAGCAAACGCCAATGCCGACAAGTTCGCCTCATGGTCATGGCAGACAACTAAGAAAGTCACTGGCACAACTAATCGTAACAAGGCATACACTTGTCACTACAACCCAGACTTAGGTTTCTCTATTGTTGGTTACGAGGGTGATGGTGAAGATGGGCATGAGATACCGTATCATTTGGGTGTTAAGTCTGAGTGGAGTATTTCTAAAGATAGAGAAGGTGACGGTTCAGAACATTGGGTTGTGCATTCTCCGTTGTTTCCAAATCAATATTTACGTTTAAATGGCACAGATGCACTTAATACCACCACTAACTTAACTGCTTTATTTTCAAAAGAAACTTTACAAATAGGTTCCCACTCTTGGATTAATGCTGCCACAGAGAATTACATATCCTACCACTTCGCATCAGTCCCCAACGTCTCCAAAATAGGCAAGTATATCGGCATTGGTGCTGCTGGTAACTATGTGGACTGTGGTTTTAAACCTGCGTGGGTGATAATTAAGAATATGACTAGCACCTCTGATTGGTACATTTGGGATAGTACAAGAGGCGATACGTCAGATTTATACGCTAATTCAGCAAATGCCGAGACATATATAGCGATTAAAGAGTTTACCGATAATGGGTTTGTACTTAAAGATGCTCATGGCACAGTAAATTCGTTAAACAACGAATACCTATTCATGGCCTATGCAGAGTCATCTACTGGTGGTGCATCTACAAACACGTACACAAACTCAGACTACACGTACCCAACAACTGCTGACACTTTATCAATTGCTCAGAACACACTCATATCATTTGCTCAAGGTTTTGATGCGAATGGTCAAGTAGATAGTAAAGAAAACGTAGGATCTGGTGTAACGTATGCATTAGGTGCAGGACATGAGAATAAGCACTACTACATCTATAAAGACTTAGGTGGTTCGTATGGTGTAACTGAAAACAGACCACTAGAAGGTATCACTCGAAATGATGCAGACAAGTGGGGTGAGGTTAGTCCACTGGATGCAAGTCTAAGGACTACTGCTAAACACTTTGATTATGAAAGTTCGACAGGTGTTGTTAGTGCTAGTGGTGAAAGAGGCGCAGGTTACGAGGCTTATAAAGCCTTTAACAAAGACTCTAACGATATTGTAGGCGTAACAGGGGTTGAATGGTATGCAACTACATCAACTCTATCGTGGTTACAGTATAAGGGAGTAGAGCCTCGCATTATTAAGTCATGGAGACTACGCGAAGGTAGTGATGTAGATAGAGTACCTAAAAGGTTTACTATTGAAGGTTCTCATAATGGTTTCAGCTGGACGGCTATTGATTCAACTTATACTGCTAATGACTACTTAGGCAACGGAGTGTACTTGTGGGGAGACATCAACTTAACTGGCAGCAACACTACAGCTTATTTATATCATCGTATTAACATTACAAATAACTCGGGGGACTCAACTTATACAGCTATAACAGAACTAGAGTTTAACACAATCCTCCCGTCAGATTACTACCTAATCGACGCTGGTAAAATGTACAACTCTAGTGGCACAGCAATCAACCGCACGTACCTAGCTGAGTTCAGGACTGACTCTGATGGTGATGTAATCAACAGCACTCTCAAGAACATGCCTGTCGCAAAGCAACGGTTCAACGATGTGGAAGCGCATGGTGACTTTACGGTTCATGGTGAGATTAAGAACATTGGTGTTGCTACTGCTTGGGTTAACTTTGATGGTACTCAAGATCCACCTTTGATTCGTGACAGTTATAATGTTGCTGATGTGGTGGATCTAGGGACTGGCAATTATAAGATTGTCTTTGACACACCTATGGACAGTTTTGGATATGCATATACTCTGGCCTCGACTGGGTATGATAACAGAGCATTATCACACGATAAAAATTCTGTAAAGGTAAAAATCTATAACCAAGGGCAAGCCGGAAACGACTATGATCTAGTGTGCCTTTCTGTATTTGGAGGTAAATCATAAGATGGAAGCACTAAGAACCTGCCCTTCTTGTGATAAGTCGGCTCATACTGCGGAAGATCTTAAAGGCTTTGTTATTGATAAGGGATCAAAGCATGGATATAGGAATATATGCATTCCTTGTCGCAACTATCAGTATATCGCCTATGACGACAGTAGAAAAGATAAGGTCAGCAGCAGGGCTAAGGCATGGTATAAAGCTAACCCAAGGCAAGTAGCCAATACTAGGTTAAAGAAAAACTATGGCATAACCTACGATGACTATACGAGTATGCTGGTAAGTCAGGATTACTCATGTTTAATATGTAATGTACATGAAGATGACTGCACTAAGAGCTTAAACGTAGACCATGACCACATAACAGGTGAGGTTAGAGGCTTGTTATGTATAAGCTGTAACTTTGCTTTAGGCCATTTTAAAGA